ATGATTGTTAAAGTCGGATTTGATTATGAAGATGACATAGAGTATATGATTTGTCCTGCAAAAGTAGGGAGAAATATTAATCGATTACAAGAGGAATTTTGGGGTTGGCTATTTGATAGAAAGAACCAACATCCTTATTGGTTTGAAGAAGAGGAAGAAGGAAATATTACTTATGGTGTTTCTTACCGTACAGATGCTTTTATTTATTGGCTGAACAAGGTGAAATTTAATAAAGGCAAGAATGTCGCGACGTTAATAGAAGTTCCAAAGACTCTACCTAAAAAAACAATTAGGTTTTAATGGTTATAAAATATGCAATTTCATTCAAAGCACAGTTGGACAAAGTAAGCTTCGTACAAATGCGACAGATTTAGAAAAGGTATTAGATGTATTAGAAGCTGACATTAATATAAAGGAGGATGGTAATTAATAAACATGCTTTTCAGGTCGCTGAAGCGGAATAAATAATCAAAAAGTTATTACTGACTAACCTGACTAATTATTAAATAATAACTATATATGTTATTAGGAGGATTAGTTAGTGAAGGCTATATATACAAAAGTACACCAAACAATTATGGATGTTTGGCGTTATGATATAAAAAGCGATTATAATCATCATTTTTTATTTAAAGAAGATACATTGAAAAATGCAATGTATCATCATATTCGAAATCGACTAGGTGATACATTCATAAAAGATAACAATTTAGCAATCTTTACAGAATATTATATCGAAACGAATCAAAAAATTGATTTAGTTGTTGTGAAGATAGATGTAGATAAAGCGAAAAATGATTATTTAGGTAATTGTGTAGAGGAAATAATAGCAATTGTAGAAATGAAGTATAAAGGACCATATGTTTCAGAAAAACATTTTATCAATGATGTTGAAAAAATATTAGTATTCACTAATCAGTTTACATCGGAGGCAACGAAGTTCTTTCTAGCATTTATTAGGGAAAAATATTTCCTTGCTGATGAAGTCACTAATTTTTTATCATTTTATGAAGGTTATCCAAGTGGGAGAATAGTAGAACTTTTATCATATGGATCTGTAGAAGAGGATGCTATGGTTTGGAAAGTATTTGAACCTTGATAAAAGCCAGTCTCTTAAATCATTTTTTGCATGATACATGCTAATACTATGCGCTGAAAAACAATCGAGTTATGCAACAGTGTCAAGTTACTGTAATGTATCTCAAAGTTTCTCAGCGCTTTTATATTGATTAAATAGGGGTGGTGGAAATGGTATGGATGTAGTAGCAGTAAATGAAATTGCTACAAGCCAAGCAGTATGGGCAATAGCTTGTTTGATCATTGCGTTTGGAGCATTTCGTTATTTAATTTGTAAAAATGATAAGTTGATGAACAGGGCAGAAGAACGTGAAAACAAATTAATGGATCACTTAGAACGGTCTAACGAATCGCAAGAAAGAACCGCAATTGCACTTGAGGGAATAAATCGGTCGTTGAATGTATTGGAAGGTCGTGTGGATCGTATCGAAAAGCATACACTCAATAATAAAAACACAGAAAGGGAAGACAAATAATGGATCTAACGAACATTTTTACACTTGCAGCGATAATGGTCGCCATCGTTTTAGCCGTTGCAGAGGTACTAAAAAAGACATATAAAATTAATACACAATACATGCCAATCACTTCTGTTGTGATTGGTATTTTTGTTGGTCTAGTTTGTTGGCCGTTATCTGAGTATCCATTGTACTTCATGTTAATTGCTGGTTTTGTTGCAGGATTAACAGCTTTTGGAACATTCGATTTATTGAAAGCATCCAATAAGGTTGGTGGATAGAATGACTAGTGTCACAACAACATGTCGAGATTTAGGTGAATTACTACCAGTGGCGCAAACAGCCTGCCGATTACTCTTTCAGGAATGCTATAAAGCAGGTATTCACAATATATTTGTCACGGAAACATACAGGTCGCAAGGACGCCAAAATTATTTGTATCAGCAGGGACGTACAAGACCAGGCAAAATTGTGACTTGGACACTTTTAAGCAATCATACTTCAAGATTAGCTTGGGACATTGCCGTGGCTCCCCCTAAACACTTATATGATGTAGATACATTAACAAAAGTCGGGGCAATCGCTCGTAAGTTAGGTATTACGTGGGGCGGTGATTGGACACGCAGAATCGATCGTCCGCATTTTGAAGTGAAGCGCAATTGGAAAATGCCAAGAGGTTACAAATTAGAAGGACAAATAATCGTGCCAAGTAACAGTAAATTGAAAGTCCAATTAATTGTGAAAGACAAGAAGGAGGAAGTTAAAGTGGCAAATACAATTTGGAATCCTGGTTCACCAGCTATGAGAACCGAGACGGAAAACTTTATTGCGCAGGCTGTGAAGGAGGGAATTATTAATGCTTCACAGTTGAAGGACTTACAAAGTGGAATCATGACGACAGATCGTTTGATTGGTTTATGCATTTCAATACATCAACGACGAGCAAATAAATAAACGGTAAAGCCCAGATCCATTTAAATTGAATCCGGGCTTTTTTATTCTAAAACCTTATTGGTATATTTAGGGATATGAAGTATACTTAATAAAAGAATCTCGTCAGAAAAATGTGGATTTACAGATTTCCACCGTTAAGAAAATAATTGTTACCAAACGACGGTTTGTAGACATTTGAAAGGATTTTTATAACCCTGTCTAGTAATAGTATGTTAACAAAATGATTATTTAGGAGGTATCTCTTTGAAACATTCTTTAATTCTATTTATTTCAATTTGTTTAATGCAACTATGTATATTAACAAACATAACTTTATTCAATGGTGAATGGAATGGCATTACTATGTGGTTGTGTACGGGTATCTTTATTTTTGCATCTACAATTTTTGGATTAAGCCGAATAGATTCCTCAAAAAATAACTAATTATAATACATCCAGTTTTTAGGTGTGTAACAACCCACAACTAATGTCACTTCGTTACACAAAAAAAGTCACGAAAGTCACGAAAAAGTCACATTTCTCCCGAAAACATGCGAATTTCGGCGAAAACAAGTTTTTGTACATTCGTAAGAAACCTTGCTATAATGGGCTTTGTGATTACATATGAAAGAGGGTAAAAGCATGAATGCTTACGACGAATGTATGCGTTCATGCTTTTTCTATGTCTTGATATATCAACGTTTGTAGGGGTTTTTTGAGGTTGGTTTTTTGGGAAAAGTCACGGAAAGTAAACATTTATTCTTCAATTGCTTTAGGGATAAATAAGCTTTATTAAAATAGTAGTGAAAATTTTCCCAATTCAATTTACAATATTAATATTAATTAAAAAGATTATTGAAATTAATTAAAATAATAACTATAGAGGTTTAGATAATGACATTCAGTAATACAATTATTCAATTAGACAAGGTGAAAAAATTTTCACATTACAATGTTGAAAATTTTATTGATATTTTACAAAATAAAGAATTTCTAATTAAGGACTTTTTGGAAATGATTAATAATTTTAGTATTATCATTAACCAAATACCGAATGATTCATATATGGATATGATTAACATAACTAATGTTTTTACAAATGATTTATTGCAATTAGGTCATGTTAATGATGATCAAGATGTAGAACCAGAGATAGGTTTTCCACATTTAGTAATAGCTATTATTAATCTTAATTTAGCAAACAAGATGGAATTTTTCGGGTTATTCGGTGAATCTCACAAAGCTTTACAGAAGGCTAAAGATCCATGGGTAATTCCTTTTGATACACATACTAAAGAGGGTGACATTTATTTAAAAAGAAGTATTGATTTGGATTTATTTTTAATTCCAATGGCCTCTTTTTCATCAGATGTAAGAACTTTTTTTGTTTCTAGAGCAGCTTTAAGTTTCCGTTTATCTAAAGTAATGGGTAATGTGGGAAATGAAGCAGAAATTATCTTTAAAAGTTACAAAAAATTCACAAAAACTGAAAGTCCGAGTAATTTCGATTTGTTATTTTACACAAATTATTTAGATCTATTAGATCCTGATTCAGAAAAAGCTAATTCAATAGTGAAATTATTAAACGACAGTTATTTAAAACTTAGTGATACTAACCATCGATTTTTAATTGCTTCATGCCTTGCCTTCAACCTTAGAAGTTTAGATTGGACAAAAAAAGCAATCGCAGAAGACAAAACTTTCTATTGGGCTGAGTTAATATATATGAGAATTTTGGAAGAGTGTCACGCCGAAAAAATAAATCATCATCAAATTATAGGTTTATTTTTAGATTTTATGGAAAGAGCAAGTATACTTTTTCCTGATAGAATTATGTTTGAGTTAATTAAACAAAAATATAGCATAATTTTTACCCAAATACTTGTGTCATGTATAGAGAAAAATGAAATGGAATTACTTCTTTCAATAGTCTACAATTGGAATGCTTTCAAACCAGGAAATTTAATTTTCCATGATATAACAGATAAGAACATATTCGTTACTATTCCGAATTTCAGTGGAAATGATGGTCCTATTTTCCTGATAAAATGTAATGATGAAATAATATTTATACCCATTCATAGTGTAATAAAGTTAGAAGAAATAATGGAATTAAAAAGTAAGGTTGAGGCGAGTTGGTATACACTAATTGGAAATGAAGTACCTTTAAATTTTCAAGAAGAATTTGTTATGTCTCGTGAGCAGTTAGATTATTCTATTGATTATATAAATGCGATTAAGAAGTTTATTGGATTAGAAGAATTAAAAGAAGAACTTGATAAATTACATTTACCAACAAAGTTTGAATACTTGGAAACATCTTGGACAAATACACCTATAATACCTATTCTATCTAATAATACTAAACATACTTTTAGTATAACAAGTGGTTATCAGCGAAATCAAATACCTGAAAATATAAATAATGTGTTAATATGGTTTGATCCAGCAGAAGATTTACATAGGGCTGCATTTGAGTTAAGTGGATTATTAAAGATTTTCGAAAAAAATAATGTAAATGTAGAAATTGTTCGAGAATCATCTTGTACAAAAAATGGTTTCATAGAAAAATACTCTGATCCTAAATATGATTTAATTTGGATTATTTCACATGGGGCCTTTGATTCAAATAATTCACCAAACTCTAATTTGAAAATTTCTAAAACTGAGTTTGTAACTGCTTGGGAATTACAAAAACACATCCCTAAAATGAGAAAGGGTCGCTACCTTGTTTTAAATGCTTGTTACAGTGGTTGTTCAGATGTCCGCAATAATAGTATGGGATTTATCGGTTTAGCTCCAAGTGCTACTAATGAAAGCCAAATTGTTTTAGGGCAGCTTTGGTTTGTTGATGTACTTGCTTCAGGTGTCCTAGGTATATTAACATTAGATTCCTTAATTAGAGGTGAAAGTTTACAATCTTCTTTAAAAAAATCTACATTAACAATGAGCAAAGGTAATATAACCATTTTAGAAGCCTTAAGGGCTATAGATAATAATTTAGAAATTATAGAGCGAGTAGAACGAACATCAGTACAGTATGAGATTCCATTCTATTCAATGTCTGGTGTAGTTTTTGATTAAAATGAAGTTTTGTCTCTTAAAGTGATTTAAATACGATAATATTTACTTTTCTTTTCATATCTTTAGCAACCTAGCAATTTCTTAAATTTATGATGCATCTTCTCAGTAGCAGCCACACGCATCCCAGAAGTAACATGTAAATAAATCTTCGAAGTAGTATCAGAGTTTTTATGCCCAACACGATTCATAATAAAATTCAAATCCACACCTGCCTCAGCCAGTAGACTAATATGTGTATGGCGGAGAATGTAGGTGCGGAATTGTTTGTTGATGTCTGTGAGGGCGCCGATGCGTCGGACGGTTTGGTTGAGCATTTTGACGGTAGGGGGGATACCTTCCTTGTCACCGAAGACAAAGCCGGAATTAGTCCATTCGCGAAATTCACGCCATTGGTAAAGCTGCTTTAATTTCTCCACTACAATATCATCAATATCGACGGAGCGGACACTGCCTGCTGTTTTTGGGGGAGTGAGCTCGAAGTCACCTCGTAAACTTTTCTTCGCATACACCGTTTTGTTGATATGAATAACCTTCTTCTCTAAATCGACATCCTCAAACTTTAACGCAACAGCTTCGCCTGGTCGCATTCCTGTAAAAGCGATTGCGTAGATCAACGTGCGATATATGATATTACGATGTTTGTCCACGTAACTTAAAAATTCCTTTAGTTCATCAGTTTCTAAATAAAGTTTTGCTGTATCCTCACTGCTAGCTTCCTCTAACGTCATTTTCTTCTTCGGCACAAAAGTAGCTTCTACAGGGTTCATTTCAATCAATCCAGATTCTTTGGCATAGGCAAATAACATTTTTGCTGTATTATGAGTACCTCTTAGCGTATTATAGGCTGTTCCATTAGCAAATAAATGATTGAGCAAACCTTGTAGTTCGATAGAAGTGATTGCGGTCATTTTCTTTTTGGCTAAGTAGCGATTGAGTAGGGAGATGCAGTAAGTACGATGCTCATTGGTCGTTTCTTTATTGCCTTTCATTCGGTAGAGCTTTAACCAATCTTGGCTAAATTCTTCGAACGTTATCTTCGCATCGAAGTAATATGCTTTGTTTAATTCAGCTATAGCTTTTTCAACTCTTTCGCGTGCTTCCGTTTTACTTTTACCACGACGTGTAATTTGACGGCGTTTGCCAGTGGCAGGGTTACGAGGGCCTTCACCAGTGCACCGCCAAGTTGTCTTATTTATTTGAACGAAATGCATTAGTTGTCACCACCTTTATGAGATTACTTCCCAAATTACTTTTAGTTTCTCAACTTCTTGCTCATTACAGTGGGGTAGAGACTTGTACCATTGTTGTAATGAGGGATTGTGAGGGAAAGGTTCTTTTAATGCAGGATTATAAGTAGGGTCATCGGACAAACCTGCAATGTCAATTAGCTTTATGTAATCATATTGATAGGCTGTGGCAATGCGTTGCAATGTGACAGGTGTTGGTTTGATCGCATTGCCAGTACGACGATCCGTTCCTCTTTCAAGCATAGCCAAGTAAGAAAACGTAATATCCATACGTTTTGCTGCATCACGTAAAGATTCATCACCACGTAGTTCCTTTAATAACTCACCTAAACTCAAAATCGTTCACCTTCATTTCATTAGTTTTGAATGCATATACCATTCTGTTTCCAACTATAAAATAGAGTTATCGTTCTGCCTATTCCAATTCAGCATAAGCAATTTTTTACTGCGGTATTGCTCAAGTCGTTTGAATGCAAAGTCATATTCCACATTAAATAGCCGTTGTACATTTTTGACAGTGAGTTCACTAGGGTCTAGTTCATCCAACATAAATGAGGGGACACAGGCATGGTACATAAAGTTGTTTGCTTTATATTCTTGGTATTCACGGAATAGGGGGTACATGCGTTGCTGATTGCCAGTATGTAAGAGAACATGGCCTAGTTCGTGGCAGAAATCTTGCCATTGTTGCTGCTTGGAAAGGGATTCGTCTAAAAATATGTATGATAAGTCGTCGGCATATAACGCTTGACTGGTATCTGCCCAATAAAAAACTTTAATTCCTAAATTTCTTGCGATTGCACTAAAATCCAATAGGGGAGGAGTAATGATATTCATTTTATAGTAGAAATTTTTAATGAAATCTTCTAAATAACTATTTTTCATAAAACCACCCAAATAAATAGAACGTTTGTTCTTTTTTATTTTAATATAAAACCCAACTTTTAAAAAGTAGGGTTAGAGTATTTAAACGAACAAGATATAAAATAAAGAAGAGACGAGTGGATGTTAGTTTTAGAAAAAGAGTCAGTAATAGCATTACTTTCATTTGAAGAGCTTCAAATTAGTATTAAATAGATTTATTTAGATAATTTTACTGATATTCATATCCAATCTATATCTTCTCTAAATTTATTATTTAAATGGATATATACTCTTCTTTTTGTTTTGGTAAACATCGGGTTAATTGTCACTGCTGTTGATGCTGAAGTAAGCTCTGGGATGATTTCAGGGGCAGTATCTATAACCCATTCAATTAGCCTTTCTTTCTTGAGATTCTTTTTGAATCCAGGAATATTAAACGGTTCAATCATATTATTTAATTCGTTCCGTTTGTATGCACCTATTGCAGCAGCAATATCGTCAACAACAATAAAAATATTATGTTTAATTAATTCTATAATATTATCATTGATAACAAATCCTAAGTTTTCATGATTGTGATATAGATGATTATAAAGGAACTCTCGAAGTATATTTTGAGACTCTTCTGAAATAGAATCTATCATTGCTATGGCATCATTAGGGGATAATTGGTCAATAACTTTTAGTATATTAGATTCATACTCGCCTTTAATTATGCCTAATTCTAAAGCTAACCGATATATATGCTTACATGGTTGTTTATTTCTAGAAAAATCAACACAGCTACATTCTTCTAAAGAAGTTGAATAACGTATTTTTTTCCCTTGAAAAACCGCAGAATAATTACTTTTGTCGATAGAAATGGGTGTGCATGCTATTTTCTTTGCTGAATTAATCCTTTTTAATTGGCTTTCTTGTTCGTGAATGTCTCCCCAAGATTTCCAAATATTTTTTAAATCCATAAGAACAACTCCTTTTTTACTAGTTTTTCTAGTGAAGTTATAATTTTAAATTTAATAATATTCAGTCTTTTGTTCAGTTAAGCAATACTGTTAAATATAAGTTATGTAAATTAAAGGACATTCCATATTTGGATGTCCTTATTATGTTACTTTTGTTGCCCGTTTATCATTTCCCAAATTGTTCGTAATTTGCGAAGTTCTTCTTCACCGGATTGTGGAAGCTCTTTATACCAAACACCAAGCTCTGGGTCATTAATAAATGCTTGAAAAGTAGCCTCGTCTTTTTCTTGTTGGGTTATTGTGGATGAGTCGGTGCGACCAAGAAGATAATCAGTGCTAACTTCAAAATAATCAGCAAATTTATTAAGTAAGTCAAAATCAGGTCTTCTTTCATCACGCTCATACATACTAATTGTGCTTTCAGCTAGACCGAAAAATTTAGCAAACTCTTTTTGAGACATATTTTTACGCTTTCGAAGAGTCTTAAGTTTTTGACCAAAAGGTTCTGTCATAATTTTATCACCTATCTTTATAATAACACATATTGTGTTAAAGAAAAATTTTTAATTTTTTGTTGACTTCACATTTTGTCTTGTTTTATATTATAAATAACAACACGATTCGTGTACTTGTGAGGAGGTGTTTAAATGAATAGGGAAAGAATAGGAAAAATTTTAATGGAATTACGGGGTGATACTTCCCGTGAAGAAGTATCTAAAGGCATTGGAGTAAGTGTAAGTGCGTTACAAATGTATGAGAATGGACAACGCATTCCTAAAGATGACATTAAAGTTAGAATAGCCTCCTACTATAATAAAACTGTAGGAGAAATTTTTTACACTTAAACTACACGAAACGTGAAGTTGGATAAAGGGGAGTTGATTAAAATGAGTGATTTTGATAATGGGAATTCTGCGGGTACGGAGTCTGAAACGACACTATTACTTCATGTGATTGAACAAGGTGTGCAGTCTTTATTACTTAGAGACAAGTACCTTCGAATTCTCATAGCAATTCAAACAATGATACTCATATATATATTGTTAAAATGAACTTCCTAACGGTAGTATTGATTATTTTCTCGTTGTATATGCAGACGTATGGTCGGGTTAACTACTTATTTGAAAGGAGGTGAGAAAGATGCGTAAACAAACTTTCAAAGAGTACTTGTTACGAAATTATCCACCAAATGTAAGGAGCTTGGAAGAGGCGTATGCTTGTAACATTTGGAAAGATTGTACTTTAGAAGAGGCGATAGATATGTCTAATAAAGTCATAGAGCTTTTTAAAGAAGTAAACATGACGTACACAGATGCATACGCCATGATTGGGTTCATTCGTATGGATTTAGACTATCGCTCTGAGCGCGTGAAGTTCTAGTCATGCGCATAATAATAAAGCCTTGTAAATTTTATAGATTCACAGAAAGGTAGAATTCAAATGCTGAACAACACTAAAGTAGAGGAAGGTTAGCACCAGTGAGGGTGCTAATCTTACCAACTAATATAATTGATGTCTGGTGTTTTCTTAAAGTGATCTCCGTAAGATTCAAGCCTATGAACAAATCGATATTTGTAAAAAGGGTGGATATAGTGTGTTTTGTTTAAAAACTATTAGAAAAACAAAAGGAATATCCCGTTATCAGTTAGCGAAACTATCAGGTGTGAAAGATTCTACTATCCAAATGATTGAAAATAGCGAGAATCCAAATCCTACATTCAAAATAATGTGCAAACTAGCAGATGCTTTAGAAGTGAGTTTGGATGATTTAAGGGGAGGTGAGAAGTTTGGGATGGAGCATGACAAAATCGAAGCGTAAGAAAAAGCGTAAAAAGCCATTCCCTTCGGATGAATTTCGAAATGTAAAAGGGGTTAAGCGTGAGCGGATGATTGCTGAAAGGAAAGCGAGACAACTTACGCAAGCACAGTTAGGGAAATTGGTTGGCTGTTCAACTGCAATGATAAGCGCTATTGAGAGTGGTCGAGTTAAACCAGGATTAGAGGTTTCATTACAGTTGGAAGTTGTTCTGGAGACATCACTTTTTGAATTATTTCCGGATTTATAAAAAAAGTACTTGACTTGGAGGGGGGCACATTTTTTCCAGTTTTCAAGAAATTGTACGAATGTAAACGAAAGAGAACAAAAATGAATGAGATTTTCAGTAACTAACCCTTAATTTTAAGAACAAAAACGAAACAGGGTGAAACAAATTATTTACATTTAATTACAATTTTGGATATAGGTCAAAATTTATAATGGAGGTAAGGACATGATCAATGTAAATTTTGATTCTGCTGAACTTCGGGCATTAATTAGGGAGGAAATGAGGGCAGCGATCAATGACTTGGATTGGCAAGTGAGGCCACTGCCGCCAATGCTTACGAGGAATGAGTTGAAACAGCTACTACGCATTGGGAATACGAAAACGTCCGAGCTGTTAGGAAGAGAGGATTTTCCTGTCTTACGTGAAGCGGGGGTGTTAATTCCAACACATTTGTTTATGAGATGGGTGGAGGATCATACGGAGTGGGTAGAGCAAAATGTGAAGCCTTTTAGATCCATAGGTTAATGTTTCATATGAAAATTTTAAAACACAACAACGTAATATTGTATTCCGGTTTGGAATGTAAAAGGTGGTGAGACGATGAAAATTGGCGCCATTTTGCAAGCCTGTCGTGAACGAGCAGGGTTGTCACAAGAGGAACTGGCATTTCGCATGAATCGATCGCAATCTTGTATCTCAAAATTCGAAAATAGCGTAAAGATTCCTGATGCCATCACCTTTATGGAATGGTTTAAGCAAACAAATACGCAAGAGGTCGCTGTCGCATTTTTAATGGGAATAGACGGGCTTACGATTTTACAAACATTGCTACCGATGGTTGGTGGGTTTGTATGTTGGATTATTTGATTAACTTTGCAAGAGGAAGTGAAAAAATGACGAATCGAAATGAATCAATTATTGAAAAAATCAAAGGGTTGTTGGCACTTGCAAATGACAATCAAAATGATGAAGAATGCCAGACTGCCTTTATGATGGCTCAAAAGTTAATGATTAAATATGATATTTCTTCGTCGGAATTAGTAGAAAACTACAACAATAGAGCTATCTCAGAAAATCAGGCTACTGCTTATAAAACCCTTTATTGGTGGGAACGGCAATTAGCGAATATTATTACACGTAATTTTAGAGTTACTTGGTATTACAACAGTAAAATTATTAAAGGTGCAAGTAAGAAGAAAAGAGCAATTGTGTTTATGGGATTTGAAAGTGATGTTGCTCTAGCTAAAGAAATGTATGTACTAGCTTACGATGTTTTAAGTTTTTACGTTCAGAAATTCGTTGACGACTACTATGATGGTGCGCAATTACACAGAACAAAAAGGATGACTACTGAATTAAAAAACTCGTACACAAGAGGTTTTTTGAGGGGGATGGAAGAGAAATTTGACGAACAAGTAAAAGCCATGGAGCAAGAATACGGACTAATGGTACTACTCCCAACAGAAGTGAAACAAGAGTATGATAAAAGATTTGGTAGCAGAAAAGGTCTAACTTATAAAATTCCTCCTGTGGAAGAAATAGAAGTATATCAAAGGGGATTCCGTGATGGAAATCAAGTGGATTATACAAAATCTTCATTAGATAAAGATAAATCATTGTTATGAATGAGGTGACGATTGAATGGAAAAAATCAAAGCGTTTTTAGCTTATCAAGAGGCAACTAAATTCACTTTGCATAGGGTAGCAAATGCCAATTTAGATATTTGTTATTCAAATTTTAAAATGATGGAATTGTTATCCATGTTAAAGGAAAAGCATGAAATGGCACAGAGTGCAGGTGTTTTAGCGATAGATTTTTATGATGGGATCTGTAATGTGCAAGTGTCGTATGACGATTTTCAACGTTTAACAGAAGGTGTTCAGGACATTCGCATTGAGCCGACTCTGTGTTCTGAGTCTTATTTTGAGTATTTAAATGCTGAAGTAGAGGGCATTCATTTAGTAGCTGTTCGTTCGATTGAAAAAGAAAAAATGCAAGCGCAATAGCACCTGCATAAAGGTTGAACTGTAGCTTTGGTCGGTCACAGTTCAAAAATTTAATAAAAATATTGTCCTTTTATTATGGACAAGAACTGGATAGAAGTCAATAAAGGAGGAACGGATATGAAAGAAGTTTTAGAGAAACTAAATACATTTCTGGCGCAGGAAGAAGAGTTGTTACGGGATTATGCGGTCGATGTAGCGGAAGCTTACGATAGTTGTTTGTATGTAAGCAATCAAAAGGATTACTTCGCACAAAAGGGTCGAGTTACTGCGATAAGAGATGCTATTGAATTAGTGGAAGATTTAGAGAATCAATTGCAAATCGTTTAGTTCATTTTTAGGGTTCATCAATTGTTAGTGAATTTGATGTTGCAACCTTGCACTCATAGGGTGGCGACAATTTGTCGCCACCCTTATGAAAGGAGAAGTCGCATGGATTTAACAGAGATTCAACACGCAGATAAAAAGGTATTAACAACGGCTCAAATTGCTGAGGCGTACGAAGTGGACAGTAAGTCGTTAATCCGTAATTTTCAACGAAACAAGGGGCATTATCAAGAAGGTACGCATTACTTTGCGCTTACAGGGGAAGCATTGAAACAATTTAAAGGTGGGCGACAAAATGTCGCCACCCTCAAATATGTATCATTGCTGTATTTGTGGACCGAAGAAGGGGCATTTTTGTTAGCGAAGTCACTCAATAACGACAAGGCATGGGAGGCATACCATTTGCTTATTGCGCAGTATTACAAACTGACAACCGAATTGCAGCAAGTACAGCCCGTTGCATTGCCCTATGACGAGAAACGCTTATTAGCTTTGGAGCAACGTGTACAGGAAATTGAACAACAGCTACATGGAATCACACTACATACAGGCGAGCAAAAGCGTTTACGACAAGCGGTGACTGAACGTGTCAATCAATTATGCATGGTGCAAGCGCGCCGTCCAGCCTTTTTCGCGTCCCTTTATCGTGAAATCAAACGCCGCTATCAAGTGGTGTCGTATCGAGATGTTCCACAGTGCAAGCTTCAAGATGCTTTGCACTTTATTTCCACATGGAGAGGAGGGGCGGATACATGAAACACTAAAAGTCGAAGCGTACGATCAATTTCAAACTCATATTGCTAATTTAACCAAATAGGCGAGGTAGAAAATGATGACAATATTTCGTGTTCAAAAAAAGGAGAACTATGTTGTTTTAGACAAGGGATTTTTGAATGATGAGAACTTAAGTTGGCAGGCGAAAGGGATGCTTGCTTACATGCTGTCGTTGCCTAATGATTGGCGTTTTACTATTCAAGACTTAACAAAACGCAGTAAAAATGGGCGTGATGCTACTAACAACATTGTCAAAGAGTTGACTGCTGCTGGGTACATCCAAAGGGAACAAAAAAGGAGTGAAGATGGTAAATTTGGTAAAACAGAGTTACTAGTTTTTGAAACGCCTGATTCTTTACCGTTTACTGAAAAGGCGTTACCGGATAATCCGGATACGGAAAACCCGACACTACTAAATAATAAATTACTAAATAATAAAATAAATAAATATAATGTCGAGCAACTCGACATTGTGCATGAAATTATTGCTCACTTAAACAAAACAGCTCTGAAAAACTTTAAAGCCACAACAACTGCAACCAAACGACTTATCCATGCCCGACTGAAGGATGGCTATACGTTGGAGCACTTCAAATGCGTGATTGACACGAAGGCTAAACAGTGGCTGCACAATCCGGACATGAATAAATATTTGCGTCCAGATACGTTGTTCAACGCTACGAAATTCGAAAGCTACTTGAACGAAAAACAGAGCGTACCATCAAACCAAACTCATTTGCCTGAATCACTCGATTTAGATTTTAGCAAGGGGGAAGATCTGTAATGACATACCAAAACATTAGCATCGAGTTAGCAGAAAAAAGTTTACTGGGAACGATGCTCCATGAAAATTATTTGATTGCAGATAGCAACTTAGAGGCAGCCCATTTTATTTCGCAAGTGCATCAAAATATTTTTACGAGCATGTTACAGCTTGTCAGTGAACGTAAAGCCGTTGACTATATCACATTGCTGACAACACGAGAGCCGATTGAACTTGGTGGGGCAAATTATTTAGCGGAGCTTGGGAGCTTTGCAAGTGCAACGAAATTCGAGGAGTACGAAACCATTGTGCTTGAGAATTGGCGCGAGCGATCCAAGCGTCAAATAATGGAGCAAGCACAGCAAGAAGATTGGGGCATAGCGGAAATTCAACAGGCACTGGACAAGCTAATGACGCTATATACAACTACCAATACGAGCATTAAAGCCGACCTGATGCAAATGGCGAAGCGACCTTTCGAGCAAGAAAACAGCAAAACAGGGGTGCTTACAGGGCTACTTGATTTGGATAAGCTGCTAAACGGCTTCCAAGATGCAGAGCTCACAATAATTGCAGCTAGACCCTCGATGGGGAAAACGGACACGATGAACCATATCGCACTAAAAGCAGGATGGGATGGCTATTTACCAATCATCTTCTCACTGGAAATGAGTCGTAGTACGCTTATTGATCGGCTGATTGCTGCAACAGGCAATTTTAATCGCTTAAAAATGCGCAATCCCTATGAGTATTTTACAGACGGCCAAAAAGAAAAGTGGATGTCAACGCTCGGCATGCTTGATAATGCCAATATCGAAATTGATGATCGAGCAGGGATGACCGTCCCACAGATTCGAGCTACTGCACGGAAAATTATTAAGGCCAACCCTGATAAGAAGCCCGTCATCTTAATCGATTACTTGCAAATCATTCAAGTGAACAACCCGCGCGATAATCAAACACAAGCAATTGGCCAAATCTCGTGGGATTTAAAGCAAATGGCGAAAGAATTTAATTGCCCTGTGATTTGCCTTGCTCAACTTAATCGCAGTGTCGAGCAACGCCAGGACAAACGCCCGGTAATGAGCGACTTACGAGACTCAGGCAATATTGAACAAGACGCTGATGTCATCGCATTTTTATATCGTGATGATTACTACGCTAAAGAATCCGAATGCCAAAATATGTTGGAGTTTATTATCGCTAAGCATCGAAATGGACCGACTGGCACGGTTTTTGCAAGCTATGTAAAAGACACAGGCCGACTGTCGAATATAGCCTGTAGTGTTGCCAGATGAGCGACCTTATCACAGTGAAAGAGATTTTGGAGTATGCGACAGAGTTTGAATTGAATTGGTTTGCCCATCAAGTCTATTGGGCTGTGTCTACAAAACAAATTCAGTTGGAAGATGATTCTAATAAATTGCTAGAGGTGGTCTATGACGATGTGGCTGTACGTGAAATGACCAATCGAAATGCCCTTGGCATTGGCCGCATTAAACTATACGTCGTCAAAAGCTTCGCGCAATATGCTTTTTACTTTGCTAGTAATCCACTAGAAGTCAATATGCTGCATCGAGCGTTATTTGGTGAAGTAGCAGGAGCTATTACGGAAGCGCATCGATTGTTAACAAAGGTGATGTATTTTGCCGATTTCGATATACAAACTTCACTGCTAGAATACCGAAAAACAATTGTGCAGTTTCCAGCCTATCTTGGCCATGCAGCGGCAGGACAATATCATTTGTACCGCTTAGATTTGCATAAAGGGGTGAGAGGAATTGTCTAAGCAAGAACGTGAAGAGATTATAGCCATTATCATGCTACGTAAAAACTACGCAGAGGAAATGCTTCGCAATATGTCAGATGAAGAGCTAGTGAAGACGTTGGATGAAGTATGTAAGGGACTTTAGCTTGAAGAAATGAGAGGGATGAAAATGGATAATGTGAACATTTATGAAATCATTGGCGTTTCTTTGGACCCTATATATCAGGCACTGAATCAGCTTCATGATGATGAAGAAATACTTATCGGTACACATATCATTCGCAAAACAGCTAAATTTTACGAAATTGAAAATGATTGTTTACATGAATACTTTAAAGAAAAAGAACGTTGCTATCAAGTGTTAAGCAATTTAGTCATGACCAATTAAAAAAGCTATGGCGGCAACCATAGCTTTGATAGAGCAAAGGCTTCTCCCTTGCTACCTGTAATAACATTATAGCATAAGGGGGAAGCATTTATGCGATTAAAACCACTAGTCATTTCGAACGACGGCATCCTACAAATCGACATCATGGAACTCCCCGAAAACTGCGTCATCGTCCTCTCCGATGGCATCGCAAAATTCACCGAGCTCCCTGCACACGCTAAGACAAAGATTGTGACGTATCAAGGCAAGGTGAGACGTGTTGAGTTTGATGAGGGGGAGGAGTTTTGAAGTATAGGAATAACTTTTGTAAGAATATGTCGTTATATTTTTGGGAATTATAATATGTTTCAGCAAACTTCTCAGTAAATATTGGCTAGAATTCTATATATAAGGGGTGATTAGTGATGAATTTTACAGAAATAGTTTTTATAATTGCATTAATAAAAAAGGCGGAGGAACTTGGATATAAATTTGAAACGGAGACTAATATTATTACAATTCGAGCACCAATTTCGGAATATGGTAATACTATTACTATTACACAACTAAATGAATTTAATGATTTTATTCAGAGTATTTTGCATAAAAATATGAAAAATGAATGTTAAACTTTTAAAGTAGCCGATAGTATTATATAATTGAAATAGTTTATTTACGAAAAATCGTTATTAAAAGAGGGATGATATGTTAGTACAATTTACCGTTGAAAATTTCCGAACAATATTTGAGAAAAAAACATTTTCAATGCAAACAGCTCCTTATTTAAAAAAGTTTGGGAATACAAATACTTTTAATTCTAGTCCTATTAATTTGTTAAAAAGTGCTGTGATGTTTGGTCCTAATGGGAGCGGAAAAACCAATATTATAAAGGCCATAGATTTATTAAAGAATATGATTATTAATTCTTATCGGATTAATGCTACAAAATCTGTCAAACTACCGTTCCAACCATTTAAAATGAGTCAAGAGACTAAAGATGATGAAGAAAAAGGGAGTACATTATTTGAAATTACTTTATTACTTAACAATAAATTATTCGAATACAAGATAAATTATAATAAAGAAATGATTTTAATGGAGTCACTTAAAGTGCTAACAGAAACTACTGATAAGCTTATGTTTAGACGAGAATTTGACGATAGCGAAAATAAATATGTTTATGAAATAGGTGAAAACTTCCCTGATTACCAAGAAAAAACAAAGAAGAATGTGCTTTATTTAACTGTTTTAAGTGAATTTGATAATGATTTTAATCAATTTGAAGGTAAAGAAGTTTACAATTGGTTCTTGAATGATTTAATAATTATTGAAGCAGATGATGATGGAATTAACAATAATTTTATTAAATTGTTAGATGATGAGATTAAGAAAGAAAATCTATTAGAGTTTCTAAAAATTGCGGATTTTAACATAGTTGATATTGATACTAGAAAGAGAATTACAGAAGTTCCTGAACATCTAAAGGCTTTAATGGTTTCAGAATTCAATCATGAAGTTGATGATCATTTTGAGTTTACTGATGTATATACAATTTATAATAAGTATGATTCTGATGGACAAATAAGTGGAACAACTCCTATTCATGTCGAGTCTTATGAATCTAGAGGAACAATTAAAATGATAAATTTAGCATTGATATTACTTGATGCTACTGAAAATTCTAGAACTATCTTTATAGATGAATTTGATAATGCACTACATTATGAGATTTCAGTATTCTTGTTAAAGTTATTTAATAGTGAGTTACACAATAAAAAATCTCAATTTATCATTAACACTCATGATTTATCATTACTAGATTCAAAATTTTTAAGAATTGATCAAATTTGGTTTTCAGAAAAAAATAAAAGTAACATTACTGATTTTTATTCGTTATATGATATCAATTTAGAATCTTCACATGCAAGGTCAGATTTATCTTATGCTAAAAAATATATGAAGGGTAAGTTTGGGGCAGTACCAATAATAAATGAATCAATGTTTAATTTTAACTTTTTTAATAAAGGTGATAAATATGGGACTACCAAATAGGAAAAAAAGAAATATAGTAGCGAAAAAAGATATATACATATTTACAGAAGGTAAAGAGACTGAAGTAATTTATTTAAATCGTATTAAACAATTATTAAGGGCTTCTACAATAAAAATAAAAGTTAGAGGAGTGGGGGAGTCTAGTAGCAATTTAGTTGATTATGCATATAGAGCAGTAAGTAGGGAAAAAAATGTTGGTTCTGTTTGGGTGGTATTTGATAGAGATGCCTTATCACCTAATGAGATACAAACAGCCTATAAAAGTGCAAAAATGAAAGGTATAGATGTAGCTTTTTCAAATATTAATTTTGAAATTTGGTTACTCTTACATTTTGAGTCGTTAATTTGTCCTACCCCTTTAACTAATAAATCCTTATATTCGAAATTGGAAAAATACCTTAATGTGAAAAATTATGAGAGAGATCATAAATCAAATGTGAAGCTTATAAACTCAATTGCTGATAATTATAAAACAGCAATAAAAAATAATTTAATGTTACTTGATCAATCCAGTTCGATGTTTGTTACTCCATACACTGACATTGTAAAGTTAATTCACTCAATAAATACATAAAACTACTAGCTTTATTGGAGGACAACTATGGATAGTAGAACATTGCTACCATCTCTTGTTGTCTTTTATTATTCAGGAATTCCCCATGTATAAATACTAATATCTTAATATGAATTATAATGGGCAACTATTTTAGATTTTAATTGCGTTGCTTTGGCATTCAAATTCCACCGCCACTTTACAATTTTGCAGGATTGTCTACTAATAGTTGAATAGAAATTTTTTATTTCCTCTTGTTATTTACAAGAGGAATTTTTTAGAAAAGAATAGTTGATAATTGGTTTTCTAGGACATCTTATCTTGCTATAATAGAATTAACTGAGACTTGAGTCATAGTTCTTTTGGTGTAAATAATCAGATAAGTATATTTCCAGTAGTGTCAAAAGGTAGAGAAAATGCTTATAAAGAGGATAAAGGTGAGGGAGTTTGAAGTCATTTAATTTTGAAGAAAATAAGAAACTTATTAAAAAAGAAATTTATAATAAACTTAGTATTTTGGCAGGTTTTGTAAGTGTAATGATTGCTTTGGGGATAATTTGTTATTTATTATCCTTATCAATATTTATATCTTTTTCTGAGAAATTATCGTTTTGGGAAGTATATAATCAATTATTTCAATTAATTAATTTTGGAAAAAGTAGTATTGAAGAGATTTTTGCTGGTTATAGTATAATACTTTTTTCAACCTTATCAATATTTTCAGCTTTTTTATATGCAGGCATTTTGATATTCTTAAAAAAAATCGAATATTTACGCAATAATTATGAATATCTAAGAGAACAAATTTATGATTTGTTAACGATGTTAATTTTTCTATTTGGTTTTCTCCCGATAATTGTAGGTTTTTTAATTACCAAGGATAATGAAACATTATTAAGTGAAATTAGTAATCTTTATCTAGTATCTTTGATAGGAATTTTACCACCGTATTTATATTCAAGTATATCTAAAATATATTATGCTACAGAAGAAAAACTATTTAGTAAATCTCTAATAAATCATATGGAAAAAAAGATAAATAATAATAAATAAGATTTATGAGTTCTACCAGCCCTCTGGACGACAATAAAAGGTATCAGCAAAATGCTGCCATCTTTTGTTGTCCTCTTTTTATTTTAACCAAAGGAGTGATGAATAGTGGATATATTAAAAAATATTGATGGTAAGGCTACTCAAAAAGCCATTGAAAAGATCTTACGACAATATCGAACATATCAACTAACGACACCAGAGGATTTTTTGCCTACTATTACAGCGAATTATACGTTAAACATGCCATCCTATAGTGGAAGATTTCATTCAAAAGTTGAAAATACGGCAATCCGAAATATAGAGCATTACAAGCAAGCGAAAGCCTTTTTTGAAAGATTTAATCGTGCTTTTTACAAATTGACGCAAAAAGAGCGGCAAATTATTGTTATGGCTTGTTTAGAGGAAACACCTTTGTATAATTATCAGATTTCAAAAAAACTTCATATTAGTGAGCGAACGTTTTATCGAATTAAGGCTCAAGCATTGTATAAATTGGCATTAGCTTTGCAAGTAGAGGTATATCAGGGGGACGAGGTGAAGAGTCAATGAATTTTGTCCAGCCAATACGTGATGTAGACAAGATTCGTGAAATTCGTAAAACGTTGCAAGATAATCCACGTGATGAATTGCTCTTTTGTTTCGGTATCTATACTGGGCTAAGAATTAGCGACATTTTGCGTTTAAAGGTAGGAGATGTTCGTCATAAGCAAGTCTTGTTTATAAAAGAGTTGAAAGTACAGAAAAAGAAGCAGAATAAGACGAAACGTATTCCGATATTAAAAGAACTGCAAAAAGTACTTACACCATATATAGAGGATAAAGAAGACCAGGAGTATTTATTCAAATCACGACAAGGTAAAAATAAACCAATCACGCGAGTAAGGGCATATGCAATATTACGTGCAGCTGCTTTGGCAAATGGCTTGGACGAAATAGGAACGCATACTCTACGTAAGACCTTTGGCTATCATGTGTATCAAGAAGAAAAAGATGTGGCGTTGCTTCAAGATATTTTTAATCATTCAGCTCCGTATATTACATTGAAATATATTGGGGTAAATCAAGATGCCATCGATCAAGCCTATCAAAAATTAAATAAACGATTGAAATTTTAAAATAGCACTGATAAGTTGGTGCTATTTTTATTTTACTTATTTTAGGAAATGGAGTAAGTTCTAGAATTGTTTCACACTTTCACACACTAAAGACATTTACAAAATATGGACTTGTAAATCTCATGATTTGAAAAGGAGGCAAAGTGTTGAGAAATCTGCTTTTTAACACTTTCTGCACATTAACAGAATGTAAGATATGTTAATGTCATTGTGGTATATTCAATATAAAAATAAATACGATTAATATGGAGGGTATATGAGGAAAAGAGAATTAGAAAACGAAATTTATGAAAAGAAAGATAAAAAATTATTGAAGTTTTTAATTAAGAATTATATGGTACAAAACGTTAAAAGAGAAGAATTAAAGAAAAATATCAATACATATAAAAGTTTGGATTCACAAGAAAAACAAATTTTACTATCTAGGTTGCAAGGAATAGAAGAAAAGTTTGATTTAACAACAGTATTTGTAGCAATAGTAGCGATTATTACCGGTTTTATAGGTGCATACGGGAGTTTATTAGAATCATTAGAGGATAATAAAAAAATATCGTTATTAGTAGTAGTATCATTTTATTTTATTTTGATTTTTGCATTCACTTACATATTATCTAAATTTAAAGATAATAAAGGGAACGCGAAGTACTTTATTAATTTGTTCAAACAAGAATAAATTTTATCTAATATAATGGCAGACTTTTGGCAGAATGTTGGCACACTCTTTCAAAATGAACATGCTATTATGGTAGTATGCAATATTTATCAAACAACATAACGATAGGCGATGCAGCAAAAGCTGCGTCGTCTTTTTTTGTCTTAGGTTCTTCTACCCAAGTAAGCCAGCCTGCGGGTCTCCGAGGCCCGAAAAAGGGCTAGATATATTGTGAAAAAAGGTATTCCTTCCATCCTGTAAATCAAGTGAGGTGTGTGCATGTGTGACAGCGAAAACGAAATTGGATGATCGAACGATTGTCAATACGAAAACGATTGCCAAAATGTTTAATATGACGGAACGGAATGTTCGTTATTTAGTTGAAGAAGGTGTGATTGCACGTGTTGCTCATGGACGCTATGATCTGATCGATACGGTCAGTCGCTATATTACTTTTTTGAAAATGTCCTTTGATGGTATTGATGAGAACAAGGTGATGGAGTCTTTAGATTATGAGAAATGGCTGCATGAGAAGGCGAAGCGGGAGAAGGCTGAAATTGAGTTGGCGTATTTAAAACGAGAAATGCATAAGGCGGATGAAGTGGAGAAAATTCAAAATCATATGGTCTTGGCATTTCGTTCAAAGATGTTGTCGCTCCCTTCAAAGTCTGCATTACTTTTAGCAAGTAAGGATGACCCGAAAATGATCGAAGCATTACTGGAAAGAGATATTCATGAGGCATTAGCAGAGCTTGCTGAGTATGATGCAGCACACTATTTCACAGAAGATAATGTTGAATTAGAATTGGAAGGTGATGAAGATGGTTCAAAAACAGACAATGAGTCTATTTAAAGGAATTGCTAGCTTAGTAGCACCT